GAGCCCGCTAGTATCTGCTTTGCCTTCTTGGCCATGGTTCTTCTCCGGGTCCTTGAGAAAGGCCTCATGGGGAGACCTTGCCGAAGGACCCGCCGGCCGAGCCGGCGGATCGTCGTCGGGCAGGCGGGCGTCAGCCGGGGTCGTCGAGACGGAAGGCGCTCGGCGGCAGATGGTCCAGGCGCGTGTCAAACTCGCCGCGCCGACGGCGCGACATGCGGTCCAGCCACCAGATCGCGACGGCGAGCAGGATGGCGACGCCGAACACCAGGACGGCGGTGCTCAGCGCGCCGAGATCGCCGACCGGCGAACCTTCGACGACGGGTTCGATCGCGTAGGTCGATCCCGAGGCCAGCGCGATACCGCCGAGGTCGAGGACGTCGACCGTCATCGGGACGGCAAGGATGGTGAGCGCCAGCACGGCGAGCACCAGGCAGGTTCGGAGCAGTTTCATGAGGTCTCCCTTGGATCTTGCCGAAGGGTCGCGGTGCGGCCCTTCCGAAAGACCCACCGCCCGTCGCCGGGCGGAGGGCTTTAGAGCGGCGGTCAGGCGGCAGCCAGCCAGGAGGAGACCACCGGGCGGGCGGTACCCTTCCACTCGTTGCTCTCGCCGCCGCTGGCGTTCTCGTTGATGAGGAGCTTGCGCGCCTTGCTCTCGTTGGTCGCGTCGCAGATCAGCACGTCCGGGACGAGGCCCAGCGGCCGGCCGAAGTCGCCCGTCATGTTCATGATCGCGGCGCGGGCTTCGGCGTAGTTCGTCGCGTCGAGCGTCTGCTTCGAGCCCCAGATGCCCTGCCAGAAGCCGAAGCCGACATTGTCGCGGCTGTCGACGCCGTAGACGTGCTTCTTGCGGTTGAACACCGGCGCGTCGTTCGGCTTGTCCATGTAGACGAACTCGGGCTTCTTCCGCTCCTGGAAGATGATCGGCTTCAGCAGCATCCGGCTGTCCATCAGGAACCACGCCGCGCCCGAGCCGCCGTCGGTGTTGGCGACCGACTGCACGACGCCGTTCTTGTCGATGACCGGGTGGTCGGTATCGAAAAAGAACTGCCCGTCATAACAAAGGGTCGAGAAGCCGAGCTTGAGCAGCCCGAACGCGGACCGCGGCTTGTGCGCCCGCACCGCACGTCCGATCCCCTCGAAGCGCTTCGCGTAGATGCCGAGATTGTCGTCGAGGATGTGGTTGCGGTCGACGCCGACCGTCAGCTCCCAGTCCTTGTTGCGGATCGCATAGTCGTGCTCGGCGAGGTTCTGCAGGACGCGGTCGCCGATCCACTCGCGCATCTCGGCGAACTCGCCCAGCCAGCCGTACTTCTCCTCGGCATTGCTCGACGGGACGGTGGTGCAGATGAGCTCGACGTCCGCATCGGCCTCGCCGAGGCCGGCCATGAAGGAGGTCTTGAAGCCGACGCGGAGGGCTTCGAGATTGGTGGAGTTGATGTCCATTGACGGTTTCCTTGCGGTTCCTGGGTGACGGGAACGGCGCCTAGTCGGCGTCGATCTCGAAGACGGCGTTGGCGGGTGCGGCCGCGTCCTGGGTGCCGGTGACGACGATCTTCAGCTCGTCTCCGGCGTTGACGTAGTTCGCCGCGGTCGGGGTCGCGCTGTCCTTGTCGCCGGCGGCCGAGGCCGCCTGGGTGACGGTGATGACGCCGTTGGTCACGGCGACGCCGCCGATCGAGGCGGTCAGCGTCGCGTTCGCGGTCGTCAGCGCCGCCTCGATGACGGACATGATCGAGGTGAGCAGGCCGGAGAAGGGCGAGATCGTCCGGTAGGCCGGCGAGCCGCTGCCCGCGAGCGTGGTGAGCCTGAGCGGCACCATCTTCTTGCGCTGGGCGAGCCAGGCGGTCAGCACTTCCTCGCCCATCAGCACCCAGACGCCGAGATGCGTGTCGACGCCCATGACGATGCCGGCGGGCGAGCGGGTGCCCGAACCGGACGTCTTGGCGACCGTCTGGTCGTCGACGGCGAAGCAGACTTTGCCGATGTCGGCGATCGTGATCTCGTCGTCCGAGGACGAGTTCGCCCAGTTGAAGATGCCTTCCTCGATCCGGACCGTGTCGTCGCCGGCCGAACCCGCGTTGGTCTTGCCCTCGAGGAAGCGGCCGACGCCGACCAGGGCGAGAGCGGCCGTGGCCTTGGTGTAGTAGCCCGACGCGTTCCGCATCGCCATGCCGCCCTGGTGGACGGTGAGAGTCGCGGCCATCGGCTTGGCTTCGATGAAGCCGCGCTCGCGCTGGAGCGAGTTGCGGCGGGCGGCGGAAAGTGCGGTCATGTCGGTTTCCTTGGTTCTGCGTCCGCGGCGGTCTGGCCGGTCGGCGGGTTGCGGTTCAGGCGGCTCGCTCGGCCTTCAGCGTTTCGGCATAGGCCTTCGGGTCGATGCCGAGCACCTTGGCCGCGGTGGACTGCTCGGCGGTCAGCGCGACGCCCTCGACGCCGCTCGGGATCTTCGGCTGCACGAGCTGCGTGCCGGTCAGCACCGGCGCCTTGCCGACGAAGGCCTCGAAGGCGGCATGGTCCTTCTTGAACAGGTCGAGGCCCCATCCCTCGAGGGCCGGCGTCAGCTTGCCTTCCTTGATCGCCAGGGCGACCGCCTCGGTCGCCTTGTCGCCGGTGCGCTCCTCGCGCAGCGCCTTGACCTGGCCCTGCAGCTCGGTCACCGCGGCGATCGGCACCCACTTGGTCGGATCGGGCGCCCCGGCGCCGGCGGTCATCGCCGCGACGATCGCGTCCGACGTCGCATCGGCCGCCAGGCCGGCGGCCTTGGCGATCCTGCTCCGCTCGGCCAGCGCCGCGACGGCCGCCGTCTGGATCTCGGCCGCCTTCGCCTCGGGCTTCAGCCCTGCTGCGACCGCGATCGCCGCGACCGAGGTCGACAGCGCGTTGATGGCGGCGATCGCCGCGTCTTCGCCGGCGCCTTCGGCCAGGCCGAGCGCCTTCAGGATCTTGTCCATGGGTTTTCCTTCGGTGGTTGTCAGTGGCGGAAAGACCGCGCTCGCCGCGACCGCTTCGAGGTCGAGGGCGGGCACGTTGGTCAGCGCGATCGAGAGGATGGCCGCCACGCGACCGTCCGGGCGGACGGCCGGCACCGGCGACAGGTAGCGGTATTCGCCCGCCTTGATGGCGGCGGCCGCGGCCGCGGTCCATTCGATGCGGCCCCAGATGCCGTCGTCGCGGACGTCGAGCGCCTTGACCCAGCCCGCGGCGCGCGCCGTGCCGCCGACGCCGTCCTTGACGCCGAACAGCGACTGGTGGTCGTAGTCGACGACCATCTCGGTGGCGCCGCGATAGGCGGCGGTCGCCGCGACGATCGCCGCCATCTCCGCCCGGCCGCCGGCGTCGTAGGGACCGCGGCCGTCGCGCGGCTGGAACTTGCCGGCCGGGACGAGCAGCTGCCAGGCGCCGGCCGTGCCGTCGACCGGCGCGCTGAGCGCCGTCAGGAGGCAGGCCGAGAGGAGCGAAGCGAGTGGTTTCATCGCCGGCGACAATGGCCGCCCGGGCGGGCGCAAAATAGTCGCTAGGGTTGGCTAGTGCCTCGCGCCGGGATGGGAACGGCCGCCGCGCCGCTCGGTCGCCCCGGAGGACCGGATTCGAGCCGGTTTAAAAGGCCGTGGGCGCGCGTTTCGAGTGTGGATGGTAGTCGCGGCCGGCGAACGCGTAAAGGCCGCTCCTCGGCCGCCTCTCGAATGGGCCGTTAAACGGGTTTTAAACGGGGCTGGACGCAAACGGCCGCCCCTGGCGGGCTCGTGGACCGGCCGGAGCCCGCCACGGCCCCGCCGGGCGCCGCGCGATCTTTTCGTCAGCTGCCGCTTCCCGCCCCGGGCGGGCCGGCGATCTTCGCCTCGGCCGCGCGCAGGATCTCCGCGTAGCCGGCCTTGCCCGGATTGTAGGCCCAGCCCGGATCGATGCCGTCGGGAACGCGGGTGACCTCCCCGGTGCGCTTGTTGACGAAGTCGCGGAACGTGTCCGCCGGCGGCGAAAACGAGAGCCGCTCGCCTTCCTTCTGCAGGCGCTCGACGTCGCGCTGCGAGAGCTGCTGGAGCGTGCAGCGGCAGTTCCAGCCGCAGGGCGGCGCCCACCGGTCCCAGTAGGGATGGTCGACCGGGAGCACGAGGTTGTGCCTGGCGCGGTGCGCCGGCCGCGTCGCCTCGTCCAGGATCGCGACGTAGCGCAGGTACGGCCGCGTCGCCTTGTTGCGCTCGAAGGCCGACCAGTGGCCGGCCGCGTAGGAGACGCGCATGTTGGCGTCGAAGATGGTGCGCAGGCGCCTGGTCGAGCCGAGCTGCGACCAGCGCATCTCCCCGGTCTCCGGATCGGGCGCCGGCTGGCGCCCCCACCAGCCCTTCGCCTGCAGCACCGGCGTCAGGTCGCGGGCGAAATCGCGGAAAGTGCGGCCCTTCGACAGCGCCTCGAGCAGCGCCTGGAAGATCTCGTCGAGGATGTCGTGGCCGGCCGACTTAGCGACCGTGAACATGGCGGCGTGGGCCTCCTGCCAGACGTCCAGCCAGGAGAAGCTCGGGTCGAGGTTGCGGCCGCGCGCGAACAGCGCCCGGATCGCGTCGGCCGGCGGCAGCGGGACGAGGTCGACAGCCATCCGACTAGCTCAACGCCTCGTCAGCCTCGCCGGCGAGGCGGGCGGCGAAGGCGGCGCGCGCCAGCTGCTCGGTGAGCTGGCCGGCGTCGAGGTCGGCGAAGCGGCGCGCAAGCAGCGCCCGCACCTGGTCCACGGACGTCGCGGCGCCGATCTCGTCCGCGAGGCCGGCGACGATCGGCGCCACCAGCGGCTCCCAGTCGCCGAGCATCGCGTCGACGGCGTCGTCGATCGCGTCGCGCGCCTTCGCCGGCGTCCGCGCTGTCAGCGGTTCGCGTTCGCCCGGCGGCGGAGGCGTCTTCGCCTTCGTCTTGCCGAAACCCTCCGCGTCCGCGTCCGCGTCGTCGGCGTCCGGCTCGGCGGCCTTCGGTGCGCCGAGCAGTTCCTCGCCCTTGTCGGGCTCCGGCAGGCCGAGCCGGTCGCGCATGGTCGACATGCCGACCTTCAGGCCGAGCGGCACGAGCCGGGCGACGTTTTCGACCAGCATCTTGACGTCGATCTCTTCCGGCCGGCCGATGCCGATCTTCGGATACGTCTTCTGCGGCCCCATGTTGAGGTCGACGATCGGGCGGACCAGGTCGCGGTTGAGCGTCGCGGCGAGCCGCCTGGCGTCGGCCTTCTCGATGTCGTCGCGCACCTTGTCGTGTGTCTTGCCGACCGCGTGCCCGCCGGCGATCGCGTCGGTCGTCGCGGTCTGCCCGAGCACCACCTTCGAGACTTGGCGATCGAGCCAGTCGGCCCGCTTCTCGTAGAGTTCGTGGCTGCCGGCGAGATCGGCCTTGACGAACTCGATCGCCATCGCCTGCGGCACGATCGCGGCGTAGTCGACGCCGATGTTCTGCACGGCCTCGAGCAGGGTCTCCTTGTCCTTCTCGGTCGCCCCCGGCCCCCATTTGCCGAGGCGCAGCGGCTGGCCGTAGGCCTCGCAGAAGATCGCCCAGTCCTTCACCGTGAAGCTCTTGAACAGGAAGGTCCAGGCGGCGGCGCGGGCGATGCCGCCGCGGATCGGCAGGCCGCTCTTCACCTTGGCCGAATGGAAGATCCACTGGTAGGGGTTGAGCGGCTCGTTGGCGCCGGACGCGCCGTGCCGCAGCAGCGGCGTCTCGCCGTCCTTCGCATCGAAGACGAACCAGCGCGGGTCGCGCCAGGCGAGCCGCTTCGGCCGCCAGTCGCGCTCCGACGTGTCCCAGACGATTTCGGTGAGCGAAAAGCCCTTGCCGATCGCGTCGAGGATGTCGGTCAGCTCCTCGAAGAACCCGTCGCGCTCGATCACCTCGCGCACCAGCTCGGCCGCCCTGACGCTCTGCGCGTCGTCGCCGGCCGCCTCGACCGTCACGTCCAGCCCGGCGACCTGCCCCTTCCGGATGGCGAGGACGCCCGCATAATGGTTGTCGCGTTCCTCCATGTCCTCGGCGAGCGCCAGGTAGGTTTCCGGATCGCCGTCGATCGAATCGCGCAGAACCGCGGCCAGCCGGTCCGGCGTCAGGCCGGCCGCCGGGTGGCTGGCGTCGTGCCGCCGGACCGGTCCGGTCGTCGGGCTCGCCTGCTCCTCTCTCAGCCGCGCCGTGTCGACCTTGCGTCCGTAGGCGTCGTACCAGGTCATCGCCATCAGTAGATCCCTCTCGATCGCCGCAGCGACCCCATTCGGAACGGACCGCCCGAATCCGGCCGGTCGCGCATCACGCCGGCTTCGGCCGCCGGCTGCTCGAACCGGTGCCGGGTGACCGTCACCGTCCGGTAGCCGTATTCGTGCCACTGCATGCGGCTGGCGAAGTGCGCGAGCGCCAGCCCGACTGCGAAGTCGCCGTGCCGCTTCTTGCCGGTCTCTCCGACGCGCTCTGCCGGGATCTGCGGGATGCCGCGGATCACCTTGACCAGGCGCAGGTCCGAGACGTGTTCGGCGTCTTTTGCCAGCGCGATCGAGCCGTCCTCGAACGCCGTCTTCAGCGGCGGCATGTTGATGTTGTACCAGGCCGAGCTAAGCGTAATCATCCAGACCAGGCCGTCGCCTTCCTCCTCCTGGCGGATGCCGAACTGACGGCCAAGATCCTCGGCGAGGTTCATGCCCATCCCGGTGGCGTCGATCGCCGCGCCGACGAGCTGCGGCGCGGCCGCGAGAATATCGGCCGCGATCTGCTTCTGCTCGGCAAAGGGAACGTTGCGAAACTCGACGGTGAGCGCCGATCGGCGTGTGAGATGCCGGTCTATGGCGAGCAGGTGGATGACCGCCGGGTCGGCCTTTCGCGCCGGATCGTAGCCCAGGGCATGCCGCTCGGTCGGATCGAGGCCCCTCAGGACGACGCGGACCGCGTCGAGATGCGGCTCGAACAGGTGTTTTCGCTCAAGCTCCGGCCTCTGCAGGAAGTCGAGCGCTAGCTCGACGCGGATGACCGGCGCCTCGTAGGCCGACAGCGTCATGCGCGCCTCGATCAGCGGCGTCGTCAGCCAGGCGCCGGAGCCCATGGACGGGATGCAGAACAGCTCCTCGTCGGCGCCGTCGGCATAGAAGTCGATGATGTCCTGGCGCCAGGCGGCCTCGGCCTCCGGCGACCATTCCTTGCCGGTCACCAGGCAGATGCGCTGGTAGAGGCCGGCGAGCAGAGCCTGGTCGAAGTCGATGCGCTTGTGGAGGCCGGGCCGTCGCTTGCCGAGCACGTCCTGGACGAGCACGTTGAACGCGTTGTCGACGCCGTCATGGGTCGAGCAGACGACGACCTGGCCGCCCCACATGAGGAAGGCGAGCGCCGCCTTGAGCAGTTCCTTCAGCGAGTCGACGAAGGCCGCCTCGTCGATGATCACCAGTCCCTGCTTGCCGCGCAGCGATCGCGGCGCCGACGACAGCGCCAGCACCTCGAAGCCCGAGGCGAAGCGGATGCGAAAGGCCTGGATCTTGCGCGTCTCGCCGGGATCGGCGGGGTCGGCGTCCTCGAACAGGAACTCGTCGGCGGCGACGGCGGCGACCGCGAACGCCCTGGCCCACATGGCGCAGGCGTCGATGAACTCGCGCGTCATCTCCTGGCTGTACGAAATGTACATGGCATCCATGCCGCCGGCCGCCTTGCTGCGCGAGGCGCGCAGCACCGCCGCCGACGCCAGTCCCCAGGTCAGGCCGACGCGGCGCGACTTCTCGATGACGATCAGCGCCGTGCCGCTCTCCAGCGCCGCGACCGTGTCGGCCTGGTAGGGCAAGAGAACGGCCGGCAGGCCGACCGCGGCGATGATGTCGCCGAGGTTCGCCATCGACTCGGCCCGGACCTTGACCCAGTCCTCCTGGCTGATCGGGCCGGTCATTTCGCCTTCACCCCCAGGATCTGCGCCTTGATCGCCTCGGCGGTCTCGGCGGTGATGCCCTTCGCCCTGGCGATCGTCTCGACGGCCTTGTCGACCTGCGCCGACATCTTTGCCTCGGCCTCCGCTTCCGCCTCCGCTTTCGCGTCTGCCTTGGCCATCGTCTTCAGTCTCGCCGACAGGTTCTGTGCCGTGATAGTCTGCTTATAGGCGTCCGCGAGCGCTTTGATCTCCTTGGCGCTGCTGGCCTCGTCCGCGAACTCGTCGATCAGGGCCTTCAGCAGTTCACCGAGAATGATGTCCTGCTCGGCCATCTTGTCCGGCGTGATCCGCTCGATCATTCCCGCATACATCGCGTCGCGCTCGGCGAGCCTGTCGGCGCGGCGCTTCAGCCGCACGCTGCGTCGCGAGAAGGCTGACTTCGAGATCGGACCGTAGCCCTTCACGGCCAGGCGGTCGTTCAGCTCGAACAGGATGTCGGTCTGCGTCCGCTCCCGCTCGTTCAGCCGGGCGAGCGCCCACACCACGTCGTCCTGGCACTCTTCCGGCAGCATTTCGAGCGAGGACAGCACGCGCCGTTCGGTTGCCATGTCAGAGCGGCTCGCTGGGCGACAGGATGCCCGGAATGAACGCCTGGTGCTTGAGGTGTTCGAGGCCGAGCGGCGTCAGCGTGGCGATCTGGATCGAGGCGGCCGGCGTCACCTTCACCGCGCCCATCTGCGCCATCCAGGCGAACTCCTGCTCGATCCACTCGCGCGGCTTGACGATCATGAACTGCCTGGCCAGCAGGTTGCGGATCGAGGTCGACGTGGCGGAGCGGTTGGGCTGCGAATAGAGCTCGCGCAGGACGATCAGCCGGGCTTCCTCGCGAATGACGTCTTCGATGCTCATGTGCCGTTCTTCTCCGCCTGCCTGACGAGGAATTCTTGCAAGCGGCGGCCGAGCGCGTCGACCGGCTTCAGCCGTTCGTCGAGCATGCCGATCTTGCCGTTGAGCTGCTCCACCGCCATCTCCAGGCGGTGCGTGGCGGCGCTGTCGGGCAGGTGCCTGAGTTCGCCTTCGATCATCAGCACCTTCGTTTCGACCAACTGGAACCGCGCCACGATGGCCTCGTGCTGGAGCTTGTGCTCTTCGAGGAACTTGCGGTTATCCTCCGCGAGCGCCTTCTTGAGGTCCCCCAGCTCTTTCAGCGCCTTCGCGCTGCCCGACGTAAGATGGCTCCAGGCGAAGCCGCCGATCGCGATGGTCGACAGGACCGTCGAGAGCCAGGGATTGATGTCTGCCGGGCTCATGCTCGTCTCCGCCGTTCGAAAAATGTCGCGCAGCCGATGCAGAGCCGCGTGCCGGGCACGGCCGCCCGGCGCGCCGCGCCGATCTCCTCCCCGCAGTCGCAGACCAGCGGGCCGCCGGCGGGGTCGGGGCCGGCGAGCCCGCGCGCAGCCGCCTGGACGCGGCGGATGGCGGCATCGCGTTCGGCCTCGGTCCGCGCTTCCGCCTGCTCGATCGCCCGGTTGCCGATGTTCATCGCGGGCCTCCATAGTTCTTCCTGAACCAGTTGGCGCACCAGGCGAGGAGATCGTTGGCCTCGCCCAGCGCGTAGTCCGTCTTCTCCGCCGCGGCGTCCAGGCGGTCGTCCAGCCTCACGCCGGAGCGCACCCGCCGCCCGCATGCCGCCGGCCATTGCGGCCCGCGCCGGGCGGCCTCGCGCTCGGCCTCGGCCATGGCGATCGCCTGCTGCGCCAGGCTGGCGTCGGCCTTGGCGGCGAAGGAATCGTTCAAGGCCGCTTCAACGGTTCCGCAACCGGTCAAGCAGACGCTGATCGACGCGGCAGCCGTCAGGCAGCGGATCGTCCTCGCGTTCGGCAAGCTCATCCTCGAATTCCCTGCGTTTCTCTTCGGAGAGCGCCAATTGCGCCTCCAGTTCGAACAATGCCGCCTCGGCGATCTCCGCCCGGAGTCGCGCCTCCTCGGCGTTCATCGCCGCGTACATGGCGAGCCGCTTCTGCCCGTCGACGGTCGCCTCCAGCGCCGCGATCCTCGCGCCGGCGACCAGCTCGGTCACCGCCTCGTCGACCGCCGTGCGCACGGCCGAGGCCTTGTCGAAATGCAACCAGCCGAGCGCGGCGAGGATGACGACGAGCGGCACGGGGATGACGACCTTCGCCAGACTCCACAGCGCCTTGCCCGCTACCGCCCAGGTCATCGCACCTGGTCTCCGCCCGGTTCGCCATCGGGCATGCCGTCGTAGAAGCCGGCCGCGTCTGCCGGCCGGCTGTAGTCAGGCAGCATCGGCACCTGGTCCTGGTAGGCCCTCGGCCCCAGCGTGCGCATGACGTTGGCATCGTCCCAGGCGGCGCCGAACACGTAGGAGGCGATCACCGCGCCGGCGAGCACGAAGGCGCCGTTGGCGATAGCGCGGTTCAGCTCGTTGTCCTCGCCTGCAACCAGCAGCCAGGCGACCGACCCGGCGCAGAACAGCAGCGAGAGATTGACGATACGCCGCCTGATCTTCCAGGGCGGCCGGCCGTAGACCTCGGGCGCCGGCATCACGCTGTTGCTTCGCATGGCGCCCTCACCGCCGGTGCCATGTGGCAGCTCGATAGAGCAGCACGGCCATCGCAACTATGATCGGCACCCCCCATGCGATGGCGACAGCGACGACAACGATGTCCCAGAAAGCCATCACGCCGCCGCCGTCTCGAAGCGGGCGCGGAGCGCCGCCACCGTCGCCGCGTCGAACTCGCCAGTCTGCGGCAGGCCGGCGAACAGCTGGTACTGGCGGATGGCGGCCTCGGTGCGATCTCCGAGGTAGCCGTCGATCGCGCCGAAGGCGAAGCCGGCGCGCGCCAGCAGCCGCTGCAGCCAGACGATCCGCGCGTCCGGCCCGGCCGGCGTGGCGCCCTTGCCGTGTCCGTCCCAGGCGCCGCTGATTTTCGCCCCCGGCAGGCCGCGGGCGTTCGCCCAGGGGATGGCGTCGAAGCACGGGCACGCCTTGATATGCTCGCTCGGCTCGACGACCCCGTCGCCGTCGCGGTCGGGCGACAGGTCCCGGTGCCCGCAGATCTTCGCGCCGGGATAGATCTGCAGCAGCCGGCGCAGCTCGCCTTCCAGCGCCGTCATCTGCGCCGCGGTGGCGTTGTTCTCCGGCCGTCCGGCCGCGTCGATTCCGCCGACCAGGCTGACCCCGACCGAGACCGAGTTCCAGCCCTCGACATGGGCGCCGATCTGGTCCATCGGCCGCCCCTGCTCGACGCGGCCGTCGCGGCGGATGATGCGGTGGTAGCCGATGCCGGACCAGCCGCGGGCCCGGTGCATGCGGTCGAGTTCGCGCGCGCCGATGTCGAGCGAAGGCGGCGTCGCCGTGACGTGGACGACGATCAGGTCGGTGCGGGGGCGCTTGGCCATCGGTCGGCTCCGGTGTGACGCCGGCCGGAAGCGAGGCTCCGGCCGATGCGCCACCATGGCCGCGTTCGGGCAGTCGCTTATACTGACTAGGATTGGCTAGTCGGGGGGGGGCAGATCGAAGAGGGTGAGCTGGCGGTCGTCTTGGCCGCGAAGCATGGCGCGGACCGTCGTGTCCGTCACGTGCAGCTTGCGGGCGATCGCGGTGACGTTCAAGCCCCGATCTTTCCAGTAGCGCGCGATGAACTTCTTGCCGGTCGGCACCCGGAGCGATCCCGCCCCGAGCCGGCGGGCGAGCGCCCGCGTCTTCTCCGCGCCGATCGCGGCGACCAGCGCCGACCGCTCCTGCGGGTTTTCGGAAAAATAGCTGACGCCTCCGCCGAATTTCAGCAGGAACTCGACTGCCGCGTCCGCGCCGAGCACCTCGACGAACGGCGCCAGATGCGCCGGCACCGGCGCGCCGGGAACGTCGTCGAGTGGCTGGCGCGCAGGCTTCACGGCGCCACCTCGGCAGGGAATCTCCCGGCCTCGTTGCCCCACACGTCCCAGCCCGGCCGCGCCGGTCCGCGGCGATTCATCTCGATCTTCGGCAGGTTCGGGAAATAGGCCTCGATCCGTCCGAGCATCTCCTCCGGCTTGGCCGAATGTTGGCCGACCGGTGTCGCCAGGACAGAGGGGAACTGGGTTCCGGGCGCAGGCGCTGGCACGTCGCCCCTGACGCCAACGAGGAGCAGCTCGTGCTCTCCGGTGAACCAGTAGCCCGGTCCGCGGGCGGCGCCGGGCCGCTTCTTCACCCAGGCGGTGTTGGTGACGTAGTCGAATCCCCAGGCCGCCATGACGGCGAGCGCATCGGGAAGCATGGGCGCGGTCGCCCAGAGGAAGAGGACGCAATCGGCGGCGGCGATCGAAGCGACGTCGCGGGCGGCGATCTCCTCGGTCGGGCTCGTCGGATAGTGGTTGTCGGGCGCCCGGTCCATGCCGGTCTCGCGGCTGTAGGGTTCGAATCGCCATTCCGGGTCGGCGACGATGACGCCATAGCGGCGTCCGGGCAGTGCCTCGATCCTGCCGGCCAGCGCGATCTCGCGGGCCGTGCGTCGCGCCTTCTTCTGCGCCTGGACGGCCGCGCGGATCTTCCTGATCGGGCCGCCGAGTTCCTTCCGCAGGCGCGCCTTGGTCGGCTCGTCGCCGGCGTCGAGGATGTCGTCCAGCACGCGGCGGATGATGCCTGGCTCGCGCTCGATCGCATGCCGGATCCGCCGCGCCTCGAAGATCTCCGGTCGGCCGAGCCCGATGTCGCCGGCGGTGGCAAGGTTCTCTCCGCCAACCTTGGCAAACTGGTTGCCACGGCGGCCGCCGTGGCCGGCCACCTCGCCGCGGGCCATGGCGGCGTCGTATTCTTCGGCGAGGCGGCTCTTGGCCAGGCTTTCGATCTCGACCGCATCGGCTTGCGCCCGGTAGACCGCGGCGACGAGTTCGTCGTGCGCGCCTTTCGCTCGGGCGAACCGGGCGGCGCGCCTGGCCGCGTCGTACGCCGCGGCGGCCTGGTCGCGGGCCTCCAGCACCTCGGCGGCGCTGACCGCGCACGCCAGCATGTCGGCCGCCTGGCGCACGGCGGCCGCAAGGCCGCCCACAATCGGCGAGACAGCCACCGCAAGCGAAGGCTTGCCGCCGCTCATGCGCCCTCCACCTCGATCCCGCGGATCGTCCGCGTCAGCGTCGAGCCGCCGGAGCCCTTCCAGACCAGGCAGAGCGTGTAGCGGCCGTCGCGGCAGCGGTGCAGCGCCGAGTGCCTGGTCAGCGTGAATCGTTCGCCCATCGCCGTCGCCAGTGCGTCGTCGGCCAGCTCGTTGGCGGCGATCGCCTCGATGTACTCGAAGGCGATCTTCACCCGGCCAGTGCGGCGGCGGCGCGGGCTCACGTCGCGGGCTCCCATGCGATCAGCCAGCCGCGGAAGACGTCGTCGTCATGGGTGTCGTGCCAGTAGCCGCCCATGTTGTAGCGCGCCGATCCGGGCACCCCGTGCATCCGCTGTTTCCAGTCGCCGACATGCTCGACGGCAAAGCCGTCGGCTCGCGCGAAGGCCTCGATCTCCTCGCCGTCGAGCCACGCGCCGTCGACTGCGATCGCGCCGATGAGATCGAGCTGGGGCGACGCCACCAGCAGGATCGTGACAGGCACGACCCGGACACAGATCGGGTCGCGCTCGACGAGCTTCCGGCAATGCCGGGTGCGCATGCCGGCATAGAGCTGGACCGGCTCGCCCGGCCGCGCGTGGCGGCGCCGATCGGCGCGCACCGTCTGCCGCTTGGTCAGCGCGGAGACCTGGTCGGCGAAGATGGCGTTGAAAGAATAGGCGACCATCAGCGCACCGTCCTCACCCGCTTGCCGAGCGCGTTCATCACCGCCTGCCACTGGAGCGGGGTCAGCGCGTCGAGGTCGACCGGGCCCAGGCCGAGGACATACCCGGCCGTGTCGGCGAACATGCGCTCGTTGCCCATCAGCGTGGCGCCGGGCGTGAGCTTTGCGAACTGCGCCCAGGCGATCTTCGCTGGCTCGGTCGCCAGCCAGGCGCGGCCGTGCGTCCTGGTCCACTCGACGCCGCCGTCGCGCGAAAGCCAGGCCTTCAGCGCCTCGATCGCCTTCGCCGCATCGGCCGCGTCGTGCACGAAGCGGACGTGGTCGATCCCCGTCTGCCGCTTGACGAAGGAAACCAGCGCCGCGTCGGTCCGGTCGCGCACCAGGCCGAGGTTGAAGCCGGCGATCCACAGCGCCTGCAGCTTCTTGGCAAAGCGCCCCTGAAGCCCCTTCGAAGCGGGCTTGAACCCCTGTTGCCGCAGCGCCTGGACGACGCCCTGGCGCTCGCGGTCGGACATCTCGCGCAGCGACCGTTTTCCCGTCACGCGCTCGTAGAGGTCGCGGGCGTCCTCCTGCTCGATGCCGAGCTGGCGCAGCCCGGCGTGGATCGCGGCGGTGGCGCTCACTGCCGGCCTCCCTCGCAGGCGACCTCGATGGCGATCTCGGTCAGGCCGACATAGGCGAGGAGCCCGTCAGTCGCGGCAACGGCGAGTGCGGCCAGCGCCTCGTCGCCGCCGTCGCTGGCGCGAAACCGCGCCGCCGCCTCGGCGAAGCTGGGCCAGCCGGCGAGGCCGCGCGCCAGATAATCCCGGGTCAGAATGGTCTCGTTGGTCAAAGCCCTGCCTCCTCCAGAAGTTCGGCCGCGCGCTCGGAAAGTCCCTGGTCGAAGGAGCCGAGCCGCAGCTCGACCTCCCGGTCGTTGAGCGTGTCGCGCACGGTCATGAGAGTCCCGTCGACGCAGTCACGCAGGCATTCGGCCAGACGCCGTTCCAGCGTCGGCCGGCGTTCCTCGCGCGAGACGGCCTGGACGGGAGGTGTCAGGCTCGCCCGCATCGCCGCGATCTGGCGGTTGGCGTGGTCGGCGTCGCGGGCCCACAGTTCCATCTCGCAATCGATGCCGTCGTCGCTGTATTCGGCGACGAACAGATAGAGGTTGAAGCCGTCCGCGTCCGAGCGGACGAACGCCTCGTCCGGCTCCTGGGCGGCCTCCCGGGCCCGTTCCTCCGCGGCGGCGCGTGCCGGCCGGACGGTGGTGAGGTCGACGACGTTGCTCATGGCCTCACTCTCCATCGTCCAGGACCGGGTCGATCAGGTTGCCGTCGACGACCGTCTCGACGATCAGGATGGCCAGCGCCTCGCGCGTCATGCCGCGGCGTGCCGCCGCCGGCCCCAGTCGCTGCAGCAGGCCGACCGGAAACACGACCGGCCGCTCGAACTGGGCGCGCGGCGCCTCGGGCGAGCGCCTGGCGGAACATTCCAGCGCCGAGACCGTGGCCGGCTCGATGCCGATCTGCCGCGCGATCGCGCCCGTCGTCAGGCCCTGGGCGCGCAGCGCCAGCACGGCGGCCGTGCGCGTTGGATAGCCGAGCGTGGGGATGGGACCGGACATCTCAGCCCTCCCGCAACAGCTTGCGCTGCGCGGCGCGCAGCCAGCTTGCCATCGCCGCCCGTGCGCCATGCGTGGCCGTCCCGGCAACGCCGCCGAGGCGGAACTCGTAGGCGCCGCCGCGGTAGCCGGTCCGCTCGCCGCGGTCGACAGCGCGATCGTTGAGATAGCAGTCCTGGACGTGGGCCATCAGCGCCCGCAGTTCCGCCGCGCGTTCGGGCTTCATCTCAGTCCTCCCGCGGCTCGATCGGCGCCGGGCCGGAGCCCTGCAGGTTGATCGGGTCGTCCGGACGCAGCTCGTCGATGTGGGTGCCGCAATGCGCACAGACCTTCCGGTCGAGCGCGCTCGCGACATGGCCGGGGCAGTTGTTTTCGTCGGTCATCTCCGCCTCGGCGCAGGCGGAACAGAGGTCCGCCTCGACCCAATGACAGGCCGGAAAGCAGGCATTCCGCTGTGAACAGCCGCAGTGCCGGCACACTTGACCGAGAAGCGACGGCAGCAGCGGCTGACCGTCGATGCCTTGCAGCATCGCCACGGGGATCGCCTCGGCCATCACCTCGCACAGCCGGTCGATCAGTATCACCTCGGCGTGGCTGGCCGCGCGCAGCAGCGGGTCGGAACCGTCGCGCGGATAGACCACCTGGTCCACCGTCTGCCACGCCGCAATAAACTCGAGCGCCATCGAGCCGATGGCCACCCGCTGGAGGTCGTCGAGCTTGGACCAGGCGACGTTCCCTTCGAAGCGGTCGAGAGTGTTCATCTCCGCCTCCCTCACGCCTTGGCCAGGTCGATGGTGACGGCGCGCCACTCGCCGTCCGGCCGGTCGCGCTCGTAGAAGCGGACATATTCGCGGGAGCCGACGACGCGGATGGCGTCGCGCAGCGCGTCCATGGCGCGCTGCCAGCGCGGGTCGGCGATGTCGAGGCGGAGCAGCATGAAGATCTCCGCGCGGTTCACCTGGCCTTCCTTGTCGGTGTTGAAGGCGCGCTGCACGATGGCGCGGATCTCCGGCCGGCTGTCAGCGGACCATTCGGTCAGGCATTCGTCGATCAGCGCCTTCGCCGTCTGCAGCTGCGCGCCGAAGTCGATGATGTCCGCGACCTGAACCTGGACTTTCTTCAACCCGTCGAACGTCATGAAGGTCATGTTGCCCTTCCGGCCGCCCTTGGAGACGCCGTATTCCTGGTCGAGCAGGCTGACGAAGCCGGCGATGTCCTCGAAGGTGTGGCCGCGGAAGCGCGCGATCTGCTCCGAGAGCTGGGTGGCGTAGCGGTGGATCTTGCGCACCGTCTCGTCCTCCAGCAGCTGCTCCGGCTTGATCAGCTCCTCCGGCACCAGGTTGCCGCGCGCGTCGGGCCGGTAGGCCTTGCCGGCGACGATCCAGGCCCCGGCGTCCCGGTCTTCGGTATCAATGCTCTCGATCTGCATGTTCGTCTCCTTCGGTTTCGTTGCTTTCGCCGCGCAGTGCGGCCATGTGGCCGCGCACCCGCGCGGCCTGGTGTTCGATCAGCTGGTCGCGCGCCTGATCGCGGCCGTCGTTTCCGCTGAAGACGGGCTGCTTCAGGGCGCGGGCGAGCACCTCGGCCTCGATGCAGACCTCCCAGAAGCGCTCGGTCGCCATCGCCAGCGCCAGCACCTCGGCCGCGCTCGCCGCGATCGCGTTGCGCCGCGGATTGGCGATGATGCGGCCGGCCGCGTCGATCACGTCGACGGCCGCAGCCGCCTGGATCAGCGTGTCATCGGTCATGGCGGCGTTCCCTGTAGGCGGTCGCCAGATGGCCCGCCGCCCGTTCCAGCGCGACGCGCGCCGGCCGTTCGGCCGCCGAGTGGCGCACCTGGTTCAAGCGGGCGACGGCCTCGGCGACCTTCGCCGCCGCCTCGACCAGGCGCGTGTCGGCGCGAATAACGACCGGCGGCGCCGGCGGAACCGATGTCAGCTGTTCGGCGATCACCGGTCCGAGCGCCGCCGCCAGCCGCGCGGCGATCTCGCGCTGCCGTTCAAGATGCGCGGCGGTCATGCCTGACCTCCCGGCCGCCCGTCAGAGAACGGCCGCGGGATGACCGGGAACAGCGCGATGTTGCTGCCCGGCCGCGATATCTCGGCGAGCACCGCCTCGCCGGCCGCCTTCCTCGACTCGCGCTCGGCCCGCGCCGCCGCGTTCCAGCGGTGGCGCGACACCTCGTTCTCCAGCGAGCGCGCCCGCAGCCGAAGCTCGCGCAGGATGGCGCGGAACGTCCGCGCGTCCTCAGGATCGAGCACCTTCGGCTCGTGCTCGTAGTCCTTCAAGAGCCGGGACAATTCGACCAGGCCGTCCGACAGTCCGAGAGGCATGCTACTCATCACCCTTGTCCTTCCTTCGAGCGTTGGGGCATCCGTTCCGGCACGCGTGATAGAGCTGGGCGCGAAAGGCGCTGGTGGCGCGGAACGGTTCGTTCTGTTCGTTGAGGCAGCGGTCCCGGCCGATCTCGCCCAGCACCGGGCAATCGACGTTTGCAGCCATGAGCGCGCCGCGGACCATCTCCTCGACGCGGCCGAGATCGCCGCGGTATTTGCCGTTGAGCACCACCGACACGGCCGAGCGGCTGTAGCCGATGCGCTTCTCCGCGCCGATGAGCCCCTCCCGGTCGGCAAGCGCCGCCAGTTCGGCGATCCAGTCTGGCATCGGCCGCCAGGCGGCCGAGGCCTTCTCGGCGAAGCTCGGCCCGTTCGGGCGGCTGTTGCGGGCGGGTCCCCGGTTCATGGCTGCACCTCGCGGGCCTCTGCCGCTCCGATGACCCGGTTCGTGTTCGGATCGAACACGATCTTGGCCTGGAGGATCCTGGGCGCGCGGCTTCCAAGGTTCTGCGCCACGCGGTAGCGCCCTTCCGCGTCCGGCTTCCGCTTCCTCGCTAGAACGAGCACGCCGGCCTTCGCCAGCAGCACGACGTAGCCGCGTGCGGTCGAGAGCGAGACGCCGGGGCAATATTCCGCGAGTTCTGAAGGACCGAAGACCTTCAGCATCTTCATCGCCCGCCACATCACCTGGTTTGCCGTTTCCGGCAGTTCCCGACCGTCGCGCATCAGGCGTGGGGCATCGGCCGGGGATTTCGTCAGCCGGTAGACCTTCGCCGGGAAAGCGCCATGGCGGGGCGCCCGCTCCTCAACCACCTGGGCGAAGCCTCCTCGGCGGAGTCGTTCGATGTACTGGCTGACCGTCCGTGTGTGGACGTTGCTGCGCGCGACCACGTCGGCCACGGTCCACGGACCGGCGCTGTCGAGCTCGCAGATGACGGCCCAGAACGCCTCGTTGCCGCGCGGCACCCGCAGGCTGATCTCGACGATTTCGAGGTGGGGACGGAAGCTCATTTGTAGCGCCTCGGCGTCAGCGAAGGCCGCCCGACGATCGCCGCGACGCCGCCGAAGCCGGCCAGGTCCATCGTCGTGGCGCCGGTCACCTGAGCGATTTCGGCGATCTTGGCCAGGTTGACGACGATGCGCCGCGTGTTGCCGTCGGTGCGCTCCAGGATGGCGCCCGCCAGGTCGGCGGCGATGCGCACGCCGCGGCACAACGCTGTGGCCAGGTGCGAGAAGTCCTCGGCGTCGCAGGAGACCGCCGGAAGCCACTCGAGAACGCGGTTGTGGACCCTCTCGAACTGTTCGAGATGCTGCGGCAGCTGCTCTTCGCCGATCAGGATGACCGGCGCGCCGCTCTTGTCCGAAAGCTCGCGCAACAGGTCGACGAACCGCTTGGTCGCCACGAAATGCGCCTCGTCCACGATCAGCGGACGGGTCCGGTCGGCCGCCATCAGCTTGATCGCCCGCGTCTTCATCTCCTCGATCGAGCCGCGCGGCCGCGGCTCGCCGTATTCGATCAGGACCTGCGAGATCAGCGACCGGGCGGTGGTGAACAGCCCGCATTCGAGGTAGACCGCCCGGTACCGGTTGGCTCCGTAGATCGCCGACTTGGTCTTGCCCCAGCCGGAAGGGCCGAAGAACACCGCCAGTCCGGGCAGGTCTCCGTCGCGATCCACCATCCGCGCCAGCAGTGTGGAGAACGCCGCCACGTTCTTCAGCGGCGCCGCCCGATTGACATTCGTTGGTCCGGTCATCATTTTCCTCGTTGTTCCGACCCGCTTCGCGGGCACCCTTGTTGCGGCCCGGTGTTCCAGCACTGGGCCGTTCCCGTCAGGACTCCAGCCAGGCGTCCCCGAACTCCTCGTGCAGCCCCTTGTGGGCCTTGAACTCCGGCGAGAGCTGGTAGCCGCCGAGCCAGATGGCGTCCTCGGCCCGGCAGCCGCCGGCCTTGACCTGGGCGTCGATGGCCACCGCGCGCCGGTACCGCTCCTTCGGCGTCTCCGGCAGCGCGACCACCTTGGCGTCCTTCGGCAGGTGCGCGGTGCGCGCCGCTTCGATCTCGTCCTGGCGGGCCTGCAGCATGGCCTCGACTTCGCCGTGCAACGCCGCCTTCTCGGCATGGCTCATCTCGTCGATCATGCGGCGCTGTTCGGCCTTCTCGCGCGGCGAAAGCTCGCGCGTCGGGTTCAGCCACGGGCGCGCGGCGTCGATCGCTGCGGCGATCTCCCGTGTCGAATGCTCTTCCGAGCGCTTCGGCAGCGGGATGGCGTTGGGCGCGTCCCGCCGCGCCACCTCCAGCGACCGTTCGATCAGCGCCGGCCCCTTGGCGATGCGGCGCATCTCGGCCTTGATCCCGGCGGTGGCGCCGTCGACGAGCTCGCGGTGGATCTCCTTCGCCGCCTTGACGAAGGTCTGCGGGTGGATGCCGCGCATCTCGGGGCAGATCGCCTCGGCGAGGAACGTCCCGCCGTCCTCGGCGAAGGCGAAGGCGCGGCCGAGGTCGTTCGGGTCCATGCGCACGAAGACGTCGGTGCCCGGCAGGATGGACGGTGCGAGATAGTGGTGGTGGTCGATGCGGATGCCGAACTTCGTCACCCTGCGCCGGCCGTCCGAGCCGGCCACCGGCATCAGCAACAGGTCGAGCGCCCGCTCGTCCACGGTGCGCACCGGCGCTGCCGACGCCATGGCGACCTGGGCCGGCGTCGCGTCGTTCAGCCCCGCATGCGACGTGTTGGCGTATTCTTCCGCCGCCCACCGGTCGACATAGGTCTGCAGCAGCACTCCGGTGAGCGTCACGCCGAAGGTCTCGGCCTCGCTTTCACCCAGGCGCTTGGAGAAGGCCTTGCGGCTCTCGATCGCCTTGCGGTCGGCGACCGAATGGCCGACGAAGCCGGGCAGCAGCGGCGCCAGTGCGCGCTGCATCGTGCCGATGGCGCGCTCGATATGGCCCTTCTGCTCGGGCGAGTAGGCGACCGAGGCCCGGGCCTCGATGCCGAGCGCCGCAAACAGGCGCTGCGTGTCCTTCGCCGCGAAGTCGGAGCCGTTGTCGGTCTTGATCGTCTCAGGCACGCCCCAGGCGAGGATCGCCTTGCGGATAAGCAGCGCCACTGCCGAGGCCCGCGGCGTGCGCGAGACGAACCAGATCGTGCGCCGCGTCGCGATGTCGATGCATCCGTAGATCGAATGCCGCCCGTCCGTGCACAGCGCATCCATCGGCGAGGCGTCGATCTGCCAGAGCTGGTTGGCCTGGGAAATGTGGCTGAGCGTGCCGGTGCCCGACAGCGCCAGGGTGCTGCGGTAGTGATCGGGGTTTGTGAGCTTGATCAGCTCGACCTTGTGATCGGCCTTCAGCCCCTTCAGCGCATGCTGGAAGGTCCGCACCGGCGGCATCGGAACCTCGGCTTCAAGCCCCTTTGAAGCGGTCTTGATGGTATCGCCGAACTCGGCGCGGCACTGGGTGCGCACCTGGGCGGCCGACAGGTGCGGCTGCTGGGCGATCAGCCCGAGCATGAACGCCCGCACCTTCCCCCCGTTGGCGGTGTCGAGCACGCCCGTGCCCTTGCGCGACGCGGCGGGATCGTACCCGACGCGCTTGCCCGCGCGCCTCGCCGATTGCCAGCGGATCAGGGACCTCTTGGAAACGGTCGGCACCATCTCCCGCACCCAGCCGGGCACGTCGATCATGCCTGCGTTGTAGCGGTCGGTGAACACCTGGACGTGGGTGGCGTGGCCGAGCTGCAGCCCGCGGGTGAACTTCTGGTAGGCCGCGACGATCGCAAATCTCGCGTCGCGCTCCTGCGCCGCGCGGGCGCTGACGTCGGTCTCGGGCGCGGGCCTTGCCACCGCGGCCGGCCGCTCCATGCGCATGTGCTTGCTCGCATAGGCCGCCTGCGCCAGCACCGGCAGCAGGTGGAAATGGTACTCGATGGCGCCGCCGCGGCCGGGCCGCGGCCGCGACAGCCCCTCGCGCATGTTCCAGCCGGCGCGGTCGGCAAAGATCTGGACACCGCGTTCGCTGCCCGGCATGTCCGGCAGGGCCTCGGTGGCGATCTCGCGGGCGGTCAGCCACTCCTTCATGATGCCGACGCCTTGCGCTTGGCCTCGATGAAGGCGCGTATGTCGGCTTCGTGCTCCTGGCAGAACATCAGTGTGGCCAGGACCGCCTGCATCCGGTCGGTGCAGAGATCGGCTTCCGCCTGGCGCATCTTTCCGGCGCGGACCCGCTCGGCGTAGACGTTCCGTCGAAGTGCCAGCTCGCGCGTGACCTCGGCGATCTGGCCGGCGATCGCGATCTTCGCCATCACGCTCTCCTTTCGGATTGGTCGGGAGCGCCGGCCGTCCGGGAGGAGGATGGACGGCCGGCGCTGGCCGCAGGCGCCGGGGAGGAGGTCGGCGCCGCGGAAAGTTTGCTGATTGCGAGCCTGAGAAAGCATTCCGCCTGCTCGCCGAGATGCGATCGCGCCTCGTCGTCAGCAGCGTTCGCGGTCATGATGCGGTAGCTCATCAGCATGGAGGTGTAGGCCTTCGGGATCGCGAAGAAGTGGTCGGGGCAGAAGTCGTTGAAGCGGCCCGGCGCGGCGCCGGAACAACCGGGAGCTGAGCAGGGCCGCTTGATCATGACCGGCGATTCCGGGGCGGCAGGGTGCGGGTGAAGACGAGATGAAGGCCGACAAGGAATGCGCCCCACAAGGCCGCTCCGATGACGAAGCCGGTAAAGGCGCTCATTGGCCCACCCTCTCCGTCCGGACGGCTTCGCCGACGACACCGGCGAGGTCCGTCATCGCCAGAACGACCAACACGATCACGATGAGCGCGAACTCGACGCGATACGGGTCCTCCCTGGCGGTGCGGATGAGGTTGCGGATGCTGAACATCGGCGTCTCCTAGCGTTGGGCTTTCCATTCGGCGTCGGCGGCCTGCTCTTCGCGCTCCATGCGCTCGCGCAGCTCGCGCGCCTTCTCGCGGCGCAGCAGCGCCTCGTATTTCCGCGGGATCACGATCATCCCTGCGTCTTCCAGCAGCGCGTTGAACGCGCGGAAGTCGCCGGTGACGGCGGCGAGCGCGGCGAGCCGCAGCGCCGAGATCGAATGTTCCTTGGCCTGGCTCGCACAGGCGTCGAGCGTGGCCTTCGACACGTCGTCCTTCAGGTAGTCGGACATCGCCTTGGCGATCTCCGCGCGGCTCTGCTTTGCCTCCGTCAGCGTCAGGCTGACGGCCTTGGAGAGCCTCCCGGCAGGCGACCACGCCTTGACGTCCTCGGCCGGGAACCGCTCGACGACCGGCTTCGGCCGGTAGTCGCGGAACAGGTCGGGCGTGTGCTGGTCGCGGGCGCGCGCCATCAGGAGGGCCGCCCTTTCAGCCAGAGCAGGAAGCCGGCCTGATGCAGTTCGTAGAAGCGGGCCTGTTCCGTGTCTTTCAGCTGCGAAAACGCGGTCGACACCTTCTGCCATCGTGGTTCCGGCGCCGGAGCCGGCGTCCGGTCGAGGATGGCGATCGCCGAGGCGACGTTGGACGCCTGCGGCGGTTCCGCCGTCAGCAGCGCCGCGATGTCGGCCTGCCGCGCCGCCGGCTCGGCCGCCAGCTGCAGCAGATCCGACTGGTTGTCGGCGATTGGATGCAGCGCCATGCGGTCGCGGACGTCGGCCCGGATCGCGGCGATGCGCATGGCGCGGGAGACGCCGTCTCGGGTAAGGCCGAGCGTCTGGCGGGCGACATCGGAGAAGCTCGCCGAGAACCGTTCCGCCGGGTCGTCCGCAATTGTCGCAACTTGCGACAATTTCCGGCGGCCTGGCTTCACCGCCCCGTGAACAGCCTCGTAGACCTCTCGCCATCGCGCGATGTCGACGGCTCGGTCGAGCACCGATAGCTCGCGCCGGCCCATGTTCTCGATGATCTCGCGGAGTGTGATCTCGGCTTCATGCGCGAAATCGGCGGGTCTGCGCACCCTGCCCGGAATGGTTGGCCAGCCGTTCCGCCGTGCGGCGGCGACGCGATGGGCTCCGAAAACCAGATGGAGAGCGCCGTCCCGCTCGATCACCTCGATCGGGCTGCAATCCTCCGGACCGCTCATCATGTCGGCCAGCGTCTCCACCCAGGCCGGGTCGAGCCTGCGCCGGCCGGCGGGGACGACGATCTGCGCCACGACGATGTCTAGCACCGCGCCCTGTGTGGACGGATTTGCCGTCATGACCGCTCTCCGCCGCCAATCGCGGCCTGTCGAATTGATCTGGCCGCGGCCGAGGAAACCGGCTTAGCTGCTCTCGCACTGCGGCCCCGGTCGGCGTTACCGCGCCGTCCGGGGCCTCTCATCCCCTCGAACCGGAATTCGGAGGCGACGATGCAGGAAGCCGGACTGAGTGAGTTGACGGCCAGGGTGTCCGCGCTGGAGGCGGTCACGAACACCCTGCTTGGGCTTGCCATGGCGCGGGACGGCGTTTTCGCTGAGGCCGTCGAAGCGGCGGCGCGCGATGCGGGCGAAGTCGCCGATGGGGTCAGCGATGCGGGCATGCGTTTTCGCCTTCGGTTGTACGCGACGGCTTTTCAGGACGCTGTGGAGGCAGCGCAGAGGCTCGCACCCGGCTTTCGAGCGACGGAGCGGTAGCGATCCTGCGCATCTCGGCCTTGATGGCGGCCACGGCGGCTTTCAGTTCCGGAGAGAGGGTCATGCCGCCCCCCGCTCTTCCGGACTCGCCTTTGCTGCGGAACGCCTGCTAGAAAGCCTGCGGCCGGCCGTGTCGTAGCGGTCGGGCCAGAGTTGGTTGAGCGGCACGCCGAGCGCGCGGGAGATGATCCTCTCCGCCTTCGGATAGGGCGCGCCGAGCGCCACGGAAAAATGCGCGGCGTCGAGCTTCGTCGTCGCCGCGAACGCGTTGAGCGAGCCGTACCGGCGTTTGATCTCCGCGAGGATCGAATGCCGGTCCCATGTCTGGGTGGGGGTGCCCGTCACGCCCGCTCCTGTTCGAAAACCGGGGGAAAGGCCTGCCAGCCTCGCCCCTCGGGTGAGTGATTTGGATAACTAAGAGGGAGGATATTCTCAGAAATCGGATTTATCAACGCCATTTCTGCGAATTTTATGCTTTTCATGGCCGGACGTCCTCGCAAACCGAAAACAGACCTAGCTAAACGCTTGATTTCAGCGAGAGAAGCGGCTGGAAAGACCGCTGAAGAGACGGCTGTGGCCTGCAGCGTGTCGGCTGGGGCGCTGGCAAATTACGAGCGCGGCGACAACGTTCCGGACGTCGATTTTCTCCGGAATTTTGCTAAATTCACAGGCGCGGACCCTCGATATGTCTTAGGTGATCGTCCGGTCCCTTTGGCAACTCGCGCTGACGCCCCACCCGCTGGCTTCGTTCTAGTGCCCAGGCTCGACGTTCGCGCCAGCGCCGGCAACGGCCTGGTCGCAACTGCCGACGAACTCTACGGCGAGCCTTCCGTTGTGCCCTTCCGCGAGCAGTGGCTCCGGCAGCTCGGCGTCGCCGCCGGCAATGCCCAGTTCCTCATCGCCGAGGGCGACTCCATGTTCGACACCATCGCCCATGGCGATCTGATGCTGGTCGACCGCGGCATAGACCGGGTGCGCAGCGACGGAGTTTACGTCGTCACCTACAATGGCGAGGTGAAGGTCAAGCGGGTCCAGCTCCTGCGCGACGGCACGGTCCTGCTGAAGAGCGACAACCCGCGTTACGTCACTGAAGAGGTTCCACCGCATGAGGTCGACCAGCTCGCCGTCGCCGGCCGCGTCCGCTGGGTTGGCGGCGGGATTTGAGCGCAAGAGCCAATTTCGGAGTTCGATGATCCGGCCTCGACGAACTGGACTAGCGAACTTATTGTAATATAAAGGAAATGCCAACGTTTGGGAAATATTTCCTAACTCCGAACGCGTTTCGGAGTTCTGTTCGGCGGAGTATTGCGCCCGATCTGATATGCGGCTGCCCTGTTGACCGGAGGAAAGCGATGCGGGCTAGGCTGGTGATTTCGCTGTTGCTCGGACTTTGCGAGCCTGTCCTCGGCCAATCTTTCGTCGGCGAAAACACCCTCGTTCCATACATGGCCGAGCGAGCCGCCGCAGCCGTCAGCGAGCGGATGTACGATCCCGTCGCGTCCCAGTTCCGGTCCATGAGACGCGCCGGAGCCGCGCAGAACCGGGATTTCGTGTGCGGTGAGTTCAACGGCCGCAACATCCTGGGCGGGTACGTCGGGTTTCGGCGCTTCGGCTACGACATCGCGACCGGAACGGTCGCCCTAGCCAGTTTCAGGACCGGCGAGCATTGGGAGACGGGCGCCCAGGGATCCCCGGCCGCGGGTGGCAGCGTTGATCCCCTGTGGAGCGCGCTGACCGAGATATGCGACCTCGATCAGTGAAACCCAGATGCCATCTGAACTTGCGCGCCGCACCGGCCGGCCGGGCTTTTAGTGCCATCTGAACTTGCGCGGTCGTTCTGCGGCGCGCACCGCCGGTTTCCTCGCAAGTGCCCGCAATTCCCGAGGTTTTCGGCCAATCCCGGCAAATCCCGCCTATTCCCGGTTAGTGCCATCCGTTCTTGCGCATTACACGACCTGGTCGTAGTCGAGGAAGC